TCACAGGTTCTGAAATTGATACCAACAAGCGAGGCTATGTTGTTTGCTGGGACAGAACCATGAACAAAGCCATTGTTGTAGATAAGGTTGGAGTATTTGACGACAATGATCTAGTAGCATTTGCACTCACAGGTTCAGAAGAAGCAACAGCAAGCGGTATCATTCGCCGCATTCAACTGAACACAGAAGCAGTACACCACTTTGAAGATGACTTGGGAAATCCAATTGCTCCTCTTGGTTCTTATGATAATCTGATACAAGAAGGCAAAGCAGTGCAAAAAACTTCTAAACTAGATGAATACGGACGAACTGCTATCCTTCCGTTCTATGAAACAATGCTTGGTGCATATCTGACAGGAACAGACGCAGAGACAATTAAAGCAGTAACCAACATGGAGTATGAAACAAAAAATAATGAGGCCCGGCGTAACATACGATTGCCTGCGCCAGAGATCGTAGGTGAAATTGCAAATCGGTTTGAAGAGATATTGAATGAAGAGTTCTAAGCATGAGTAATACACTACACCACTTTGAGATCACCAATCTAAAACTTATTTCATACGCAAGTGGGGCTGAGCAAGACATCACTAAGTTGTGGGATGAGATTGAAATTTTTGAAGATATGTACACCAACTGTGTTAGTGGGCAAGTTACCATATTAGATTCGCTGAATCTGATTTACCACTTCAGTCTATGCGGAAGAGAAAAACTGGAGATCAGTTTCAGAACTCCGTTCTTTGACACTCTGTACGGTGGAACTGCAATCACTAGAACTTTCAGAGTATACAAGATCAGCGAGCGTGAACCGCAAGCAAATGACAAGGCTCTGAGATACACTCTTCACTTTGTATCAGAAGAGTTTGTAAAAAGTCAACAGACCAAGGTTAGCAAAGCATATGAGGGTAGAGTAGATGAGATCATCAAGAATATCTACACAGACTATCTGAAGATGAACTACACAGGCAACAGCAAAAAGAGTATTGATCTCAGCAAGACCCTGTTTCGTCACAAGTTCATCATTCCATACTGGAGTCCGTTGTATGCCATAAATTGGTTGACCGCCCGTGCTGTGGATGCCGAGAACAAAGAGAACTGCAACTTCATTTTCTACGAAGACCTTGAAGGATTCAAAATGAAATCTTTTGCTGAACTAGGAAAGCAAACACCAATCGGTGAGTATGAGTATTTCCCACAGGTCAGAGAAGACAACAAACAGGGAGTTCCTGCATCGCGGGATCTGTTTAAAGAGTATAGAACTGTCAGAGAGTTCTTGATGATGGAATACCATAACACCATGAAGAACATCGAGAATGGCTTCTATGCTTCTCGGTTTCTATTCCACGATATTGTGAGAAAACAATGGGGATGCGTAGACTATGCGTACAATGAAGAATTCTTTAATGCAGACCATATCGAAAAGTATCCGTTAGTCGCACCAAATAATGACAACTTGAGTCCACATCCACTAAGTAATTTCAAATACTACCCGAAGCACAGGTGGTTGTACGGCAATGAGAATAAGTACGCAGACAATGACAAGTATCAGGAGTGGGTACTGAAACGCAATGCACAAATGCAGCAGATCGAAGGCGCTAGACTACAATTTACCTTGGCAGGCAACTCCAAGATCAGAATTGGACAAGTCATTAAACTCACAGTACCTTCCTTTGAAGAGAAACTAAATCCGTTTATAGATTGGTTGGATAAGTACATGAGCGGCAAATATATTATCACCGCGATTAGACATCATCTCACATTGGGTAGAGGATACCGAATGCGACTAGAACTGTCACGAGACTCTCTACCCACCCCAATCCCAGATAGTAAGTCTTGGTACAATGATATATGGCCTGAGCAAGGTGATTTCTTCTCATCAAGTGTAAAGGTATAAAAAATTCAAGTCTTGAAGGCCAAATGATGCCCATACTTACAGATGTAGTATGCGTCTGCAAGATCGGCTACTGGACTCTTGATCTGATCTGAAGCAACTCCAAGAATCCCCTGCAAATCCAAACGGCTTTCTGCTTTGAAAGCGGCGTACATATCTTCTTTGTTTGCATTACCTCGACCTGTTGCAAACTTCTTTACCTGTGTGGGAGGAACAGTCTTGTATTCGATCTTGCTTTCCCACAAGCGATACTTGAAGATGCCTGTGTTCTCTCCGATATGAAACACCTTGCCTTTGGCAGCAAATGCATAGTCTTCGATACACACAAAGTCACAGTCTTTAACGAGATCTAATGCCCACGCAGAGATGGCGCCATAGCGTTGACACTCATGCTTGTGTTCTTGCATGAGAGTTCCGTGTATGTTGTTGGGGAAACTTTGCTCGTACTTCTTGGTGGTTGACATGAAGTGCATGGAACATTGCGAGATGCAGAACTTCTTGTCGCCTTCAAAGACGCACACGGCAGGGCAGCGCAAACTGTAATCCACGCCCGCTATTCTCATACCCTATCTATGCAAAAACAGCAGGGTTGACAGCGATTTCGCGGACCTGGGAAAAGAAAGAGCGCGGTGTTATCCGCGCTCTTCCACGAAGAAATCTGTATTTTGCTTCAGTCTTCTGAAGCAAGACGCTCGAAATAACTCATGGCATCATCAGATTCATCTTCGTCATCCGACTCCTCCACCTTTTTGGGTGCTGGCGCTGGCTTCTTGGCAGGAGCAGGTGCAGCAGGCTTTGCTGCGCCACTCGGCTTGAAGGTAGCGCGAGGAGTCTCACCCTCTTCGTCCAAGTCTACATCTTCGGCTGAAGACTTACGCGGAACTCCTGCGTCAGACAACCCCATCACCACATCGTAACGGGTCTTCAGTTCCTCGAAAGACTTGTGAGTATCGGGAGAAGTGAACTCCTTCAGAGAGTACTGCTTCTTCCATAACACCTCCAACTTGGCGTCATCTCCATCGAAGAGTTCGGATTGGGCATCAAACTCGCTCTTGTCGTAGTTGATATACCCTGCAACCTTGCGAATCTTCAGTTTGAAGTCGGCACCCTTCCAAAAGTCAAAGGGATTGATTGCCTTCTCATCATCGAACTCAGGCTGCATTGCTTGCACAATCTTGTCGTGAATCTTCTTACCGTACTTGAAGAGGAACACCTTACCCTCGTTCTGAGGTGCGGCTGGATCACTCACCACAAGAATGTTAGAGACATAGTGCAGTCGGCGCTTGCGCTGACGAGCAATATCCTTGTCACCCTCATCTCCGCTGTTCCAAAGACGAGAGTTGGCTTCACACACAGGACACTTCTTGCCAACTGTGGTTGGGCAGTTCTCAATGAACCATCCACCAGGCCCTTGAAATCCGTGGGTAAAGCATCGCGCCCACGGGATATCTTCTCCCTCAACTGGAGGCAAGAATCGGATCACGGCATAACCGTTGCTCGACTTGTCCAGTTCAGGACGCCAGAAGCGATCATCCTTGTAAGAGTCGCTCCCCTTCTTTGCGAGTTTATTGAGTTCGCTACTCAGTTTGTCGAATCCACCACTTGATGACTTCTTTAGATCTTTGAATCCCATTGTTTCGTTTCCTTTCTGTTTTGTGTAACGATATGTCAAGTATACATTATCTATCAGCGAAGTCAAGCCTTGACATCATGCTTGCTGATTTTTTCTTTCAATAGTTTCTTGAACTTATCTGGCTTGGCACATACAGATACAAATGGCTTGTATCGCGTCACTTTTTTGTAGAAGGTGTCCCAAGTGAAATCGCCCGTGTGTGTCTTGTCTGCTTTTCGCATGAAGCCTAAAATACAGTCTAGCAGCACAAGAGTTTCAATATGAATATCACCGCTCATACATATTTGAACCACCAAAGGAAACTTGATGTGTTTCAAAGTACCACCTACATTCACAGTAGCGGGTGAGAACAGAGTATCAAACGAGATGCCATTTATTTCAATGTGGTTCAACATGAACTCACAATCTTGCCCAAAGATGTAAGTGATACTCTCTTGTGTTTTTTTCCAATCCATATACACCTGATCGCATTGAGAATCAAAGGCATCTCCAATCCACAACTGATCGTTCATCAGGAAGTTGGCTACGAAGAACTCCAATAGTTCGCTTTCGTTGTATCGCTTAGCCAACTTCTCAAAGAAGTAACGATCTTGCCTGCGCTCAAATGTCTGAGTGCTTGCCCGAGTCTTGCCACCATACTTGAAGTAGTCGTAACTATCGTGCGTGAAGTGACTCTTCACCGCCAGATAAACCTTGTACGCCGCAAATCCTGTGGTTTTCATACAGGCAACTTTGGTGTAGTGGGAAGCAAGTTAATACTTTCTCCTTCTGCCCTGATTTTCTCAATGATTGGTTTAGACAAATACTTGGCTGCTTGCTCGGGATCAATTTTCATCTCTTCGCACACACCAAGAACACTTTCTATGTAGCCGTTCTTATGCTTGGCCATGTGCTTCTCTAATAGTTCAAGAAACTGCTTCTGCGTGACTAACATTAGATGGCTCTCCTGTTGGTTGAGATTGCTGAACAATGTGCTGTAGTTTGGTGATGGTTTCAACTAACTTATCATTACCTTCCTTGCTATAGAATTTAGGAGGATCATCAAAAAATGTTGACTCGGGAATTTTTAATGCTGTCGCAGCAGCAACAAGTCGTTCGTAATCATTGTTTGTGGTTCGGATGATACCAATATATGAACCGCGCAATTTTGGATACTTTGCGATAGACATACGATAGAAGTTGGCGGCAATTTGTTGTGCTTCAAGCATTGCGGTTTTCTTGTTGGGATCTTCTGATTCCTGAATATGCTGTACCTGCCATTCAAAGTAGTTGCCAGCAAATACTGCTGCTTGTGCTGCTTCAGCATTCCACGCAGACGAGTCGTAGACACTCTTGAGTACATCAAGGCAAGCAGCATCTTTTCGATAAAATAGTTGACGCCCGTAGTAGTACTTGCGGGTATGCGCGGCTGGATGCTCTACCGCATCCATACGCATCATCTCTAGAATCTTTTCGTTGTCATGGTTTTTGCCCACATCGTCAGGATGATCCACATTATGATCTATCACTACTTGAATACCCTTCTCTTCAGGAATCAAATGCTCATGGAAACGATACATCCATTTTGCTTTGCCGGGACGCCAGATACAGTTGCGAGGGAACTTGTGTCCAAACTTGGTGCGATGAAAAATGCTTACCACCCCGATCTGCGGGGGGACTCGCTGAAGTTTACACCGTAACTCTTTACCTTTATCTAGCACTTCATCTGCATCAAACATAGCAATCCAATTTGCTTTACCCGTATTGGCTAGTTCTACTGCTTTGTTTCGTGCATCAGAGAAAGAGTCTGGCCAGGCCATGGTGTGAACTTCGGCGCCCAGTTGAGTTGCAACTTCTATCGTACTATCGGTGCTACCTGTGTCAACAATCACCACACGATCCGCGAATCCATCTAGACTCTTCATCAGTCTAGGTAAATTTTCTGCTTCGTTCTTGGTGATAAACACGGCAACGATGTTGAAGTTACGCAAGTCATTGAGATATTTCTTAACCTGTTTGCCCCGTTCTAGTCTACGCTTCTGTGTTTTGTTTTGCTTTCTACGCTCATGCTTCTTCATACCGATTCCTCATTTTTTCTTTATGTTGATCCCGATCCCACGAAATAGGATACTCTGCATTCTGATTAAATCAACCATCTACTCCATATGATCTTGTGATATTCGTCCACCACTTCAACAAATAAAAGTCCACGCTTAGGAGCAACGGGGATGCGCCGCGGGGCTATACCTGTTTCGGTTGGAGTTCGATTGCTTTTCTTAGCGTTGCACTTCTTGCACGAAACCACAACATTCGTCCATTCGTGCTTGCCTCCGCGTGACTTGGGTATCACATGATCAATGGTGACACTCTCTCTACTTACATGACATCCACAATACTGACATTCGCTATTATCTCTGCGAATAATGTTTCGCTTGCTCGGACGCGCCAGACTGAATGGAATGAACACATAGTTTACCAGTACAAGTGCAGAAGGTAGGCGAAACACCCCCGATCCTGTCTTGATCTCGTAGCAATGCTCGTAGTTAAATGGAGAACGCGCCTTGCCTTGCATAAGCATAGCCACGGCGCGCCACCAATCAATAACTGAGATGACTTGTTCGGATGAGTTTAATAGAAGAACTTTCCTGTCTTCAGTTAGCGTGTCCATTCTTGATCTCCTCAATGACTTCATCGGGATCAAACTCTGCATAGAACTCATCAATGCGTTCTTTCAACTCGGGCACAAATCTTTTAGGAGACTCCACAAATGCTTGCTCTTCTCCCTCTGCACTTACCATCATAATCACGATCTGCGGTACGCGGGTGCCAGTAACTTCTTGGAACATGATGGAGTAAGCAGTTGCTTGCAAGAAATAATCATGGCATCCCTGTGTATCCTTCATGCGTTCAGCGGTCTTGAAGTCAATGATGCTGAGTTTTCCATCAAACTCAGCAACGCAGTCTGTTCTGCCTGCAAGTCGCATCATGTTGCTATAGAGGGGCACTTCTAGTCCCACCACATTGTTCACGAAACGATCAACCCTAGGCTTAATCTTCAAGAACATCTCTTCCAGTTGCGGTCTACCAAACAAAACCTGAATCGGATCACGATTTGAAAGGTAGTACTCCATAGTTAGGTGGAAGTTCTTACCGCGTTCAAGAATCATGCGACTCTTGTTTGCGTTATCTTCACGCCACTTTTTCCACTTGTCACGATCTCTCCACCCTGTAACCGTGGTCACAGATGGATACCACACCAGTTCTCCATCGGGGCCTGGAGTTTGGTAGAATCGCTTACCGTTCACAATCTGATCTTTGAGATTTGGCAACTCAATCAAGTTCTGGCAAAAGTTGCCAATGCTATACTTTGGCTGTGCTTCTTTATTCATCATGTAATTATACCACCATTTCTAACAAAGTCAACCAAATCTGTCTTTAAGTCTTTGACGAGTTCCATCAAATCGTGGCGCCCGTTTGGCAATCTCTTTCATTCTGTCTCGGAATCCTGCATCCAAGTTACTATACCCTTGCGGATCCATGCGAGAGTCTACTGCCACATTTGGGCCTTCCCCCCACACAGTTTGTTCAATCTTGCCTGTATGCTTGCAAGCAGGACAAGGCGCCTTGCATGGCTTGGCATGATCTGCCATCTTCAGAAATTCTTCAAACTTGTGCCCGCAACTGTGGCACACATACTGATATATTGGCATGATTATTCTTTTGCGTATGGAGGTTTAATATCTATATGACCTTGGATCATTAATGTACTCGCTGAGTGTTGTTGCGCTTTGTCTGAGTCAATCACAGGCATATCTCTCCGAGCAGGCGCTCCGGCAGGAGGTCGCTTTGCTTTCAGCATATTGAAACGCTTCTGCAATTCTTTCTCTCCGATCTTTTTTAGCCATGCTTCTGCCTTTGCTTTGTCATAGAACTTGGGTGAAATGTACTTTCCTGTTTTGATGATGTCAAGTATGTCTGCAAAAGAAGCATCATAAAGGCTGATATCTCCCCCTGATGGCGCACCTCTACGCGCATTACCAAGCGCATCGCCCAATGCTCTGAGTACAGGAACCAAGTCTCCGATACCTAAATCGGCTTTGATTCCACCAACCTTTGCACTTGGATTAGCAAGCATGGTTGCTGCCCATCGGTGATGCCCGTCCAAAATATAGTTGTCTTTGGATATGACTGCTTTCAAGTCTCCACCAGCCACTCCACCAACAGCCATACCAATCACCTTACCCATGAAGATTTCACTCTGCGTTGGCATCAACTGACTGGATGCAATGCTCACATCAGTTGTCTTGATCACATCATCTTTGGTGTTTCCATCTCTTTGTCCCTTGGTGAGAAACACCTTGGCGAGAGCAGAGGTAACAGGATTTGGAAACTGTGCAGGATCAATGATCTTTGTAGGAAGATCCTCCATGAGTTCAACTGCGTGTTCGATGAGTTTTCTAAGTATGCAATAGTCTTTGAAACTCTTCATGGGTTATCCTTTGGTATGCTTGAAGAACTCGATTTGTTGTAGGCGCTTCTTCGCCTTTTCTTCTGAACTATATGTACCAAAACTACGATCTCCGTCTTTGGAAACCACTTCGTACTTTCCATCCTCACGCCGCACAATTTTCTCTACCAGTTCTTCTGTTAGACGAATTGAATGAATGGCATTGATGATCGCTTTCCTTGATGGAGTTTCAGCATATGCCCATGTGACTCCACCAAGGCTACTTGTTTCAGGAACCACTTCTTTTTTGTTGCTCTTCAAAATGAACTCTGGCTTACCGAGAATAACCCGCTTCAAGATGATGACCACATCTTTTTCTTTGCTTTGATTGGCAGGATCAAATCCCATGGCGTCAATCTCTGCGGTCTTCTTCATGCTCATCAGTTTCTTGACTTCAGCAGCAGATTCACCTGTGTCCGCTTTAAGTTTCTTCTCCAACGCCTTGCGATCCTTGTCGCTGATTACTGGTTTGGTAGCAATGACATTACCAAAACGATCCGACTTCCGCTTCAGGGAGTTCATTGCACCTGCAAAGAACCCTGGCATTTCATCGGGAGGAGCAACAGGTGCTTCGTTTATGGTTGGGTCTTTCATAGCGTCCTCGCTTTGCTATATGTAGCATCCAAAGAAAACCCACCCGTACCGAGGCACGAGTGGGCGGTAGCGAAATCCCTTATCGGGTAAGTCTTCCGACACACGGTGAGTAGCGTAATCCGCCCTGCACCGTTCCAACGACTGACTCTGTGAAGTAGTGTTGGGGGACGCTTTATTTATGTCAATCTTCCTATTGAGTGCAGAAAAATTTGAGAATGCGTAGACTTTGTAAAATGGCATAGTATTAGCAAATTCTATGCTTGATGTAGAGCGCATCTCCCCATCCGCGTCCAGTATCAACTATAGATTTTCTAGAAAATCCATGTGGAACTATTATTGATTCCAATTCGGAGATCAATCCGCATCCCAAATACAACTCTTCAAAGTTTACTTCCGTGTAAATGAAATCGCAATGTTTCAAATAGTTTTCTGCTCCTCTTAGCGCCCGAGTTTCTACTCCCTGTATATCCAACACTAAACAGTTATAGTCCTTTGGCTCTAATCTCTCTTTGGAAAGAAACTGATCTATTGTGGTGCATTCTACTTGTATAGAAGATGTTTCGTGGACATCAGGATGTCTTTTCAAATGCAAGTGTAATGGAAGTAAAGAAGAAGACTGTATGTTGTTTGTGACTCGCAAAGTCATAGGACCAGAACTATCTGATATGGCAGCGTTGTATATCTTTACTTGCGAACCACTAGAACATCTGTCCTGTAGCACAGGAATGATATTAGGATTTGCTTCAACAAATACTATAGACTCAACCCCATTCTGTCGATAGTATTCAAACTCTTCCCCTATATGGGCACCGATATGAAGAATTCCTGTTACTGGTTTGGTTTGTATGCACGATTTTAGAAACGGAATTAACATTTTATCCACCCTTCAGCATAAAGATCATGTCCTTTCGGGCCTTTAGGCCCAAACCACGGATCAGGTGCAGTTACAATCTTTCCTGGCGTTTCATTGAGCCATGCTCCCCACCAACTGAAACTGCTGTTTGCAATGATGCAATGATCAGTTGCCCGAATGAGAGCGAGGTCTTGCGCCGGTGATGTTCCTTCAGAATAGGTGAAAGAACCAAAGTGATTCATGTTTGGAAAGTATGTTTTGCACCACGGGATATCATCGCTTACCACAATGAAATGACACTTGCCTCCTAAACTTTCAGTGATGTGTTCCATTGCTCGTTTGTAATACGCAGAAGAAAACGGGAAATTTAGAGGCAGTTTCAAGTAGTCTCCGCGCCGAACATGAATTGATACGACCTTTCCAGTATCTGAATTGGATCTGATAGACTCTATGCTTTCTGTTGCACGATCACGAATGTGTGAATCTGCAAACACAAACGCAGACCTTACTTCTTGTTCTGCGTGCTTGAAGTATTTCTCGCTCTGAAAATACCCATAAAAATCGATGGAACCTTCGGCAGCAGTTAGTGTTGCAATGCTAGGAAGATATCTGTTATCGTTGGGCGGTTCTTTAATTTCAGTTTTGGGGCTAAGTCGAGAGCAATCAGCAACTTGAATACCAAACAGGTCATCAATCACCATGTTCGTCCATTGATTGTTTGGAGTTTTATTTTTGTAAGGCAAAGTAGGACGCAATCCTGTTTGCTTTGCGACTCCAAGCAGCAAGGCGTATTGGAACATCTGATTTCCAAGCCTTCCCCATCGACCTAAACTTTTGCACATCACATAACCAGTAGAATGTTTAGTTGAAACCATAATGAATCTTTCTTCAACTAATCATAGAGGCTATTTCGATTTTGATATTTCTCAGTTATCTTGTTAGCAAGGTATGCGATGAAAGATGCTGAACTAGGGAATTGTAATCCAAACTGCTTAGAGTAATTTGGACCCTGTTGAAAGGGTATCACTTGTAGCAGGGTTGCAGGCACCATGATGGCTGCTTTGGTGATGTTTGATCTGAGATTTGGTTCACCCCTTACATCTTGTTGTTCTAGTAGATGATATGCAATGATAGAAGCATAAAATGGTGACCAGTAGAAATTATCTAGTGTTGCAAGTTTCAGTCTTATTTCAGTAGCATCAGGGATAAAATCACTTGGTACAGACTGCACATCACCCTCTTGTACTTCCAAGAATGAATAGCGTTCAAGGGTTTTTTGCCCATTTTTTACGGTTGCTATCAAGGGAGTGGTTGATTCAGAGTTCTTCCATATACATCGCACAAATTCTATATCACCCATTTCGCTAGTTGCGTGTGGTCCTGCATTGCCTGTAATATACGGGCAACACAGAGAACTTGACCAATCATCATCAGAGATGCAGTTATAGCCTAGATATGGATTATTTCCGTTTCCTCTTTTGTAAGGATGAGACTCCACATATATTCTTTTCTTACCGATCTTAGTTTCAAGCCATTTCCAAAATTGCCACCATCCTCGCTGTAACTCCCTGCTTTGTTTGGTGATGGAAACATTAAGGCCTGGAACCGGCCCCGCAGCAGTGACTACAGAATCAAATCCAATTGAACAGTTTGCACGAATAAAGGGCATAACAGATGCTTTCAGGCGTGCAGCGGCGCCGAGCGGATCAGTTGCAAACAAAGTTTCCCATCTTTGTACATAAGCAGCATATTCCGTATCTGTGGAAGGCTGGTCTGAGATAGCACCAATGTAAATGGTTACTTTAATTGGATCAGATGGGTTAAACCAAGCAGCAGGACCTGTAGTCCAAGAGTTCCATGTTGCTTGATCTAATTTTCCTCGTCTACCTGTTGTTAATGCCCGAAACACATCCACAAAATCGGTGACCATCCACGGACATGGATGATTCTGCACTTGTCCATCAATTATCAGTCCGTCTTTGGCATTTAGAAACTGATCAACTTCATAAACACTGTGCTGTTTTTTTCCGTCAACTACCCGTCCAAATGGACAATGGAAATGAAACCTTCTGGCTCCCCATTGATACCATCTTTTTACACTCCACG